GGCGCAAGCACCGACCCAGCCGTCAAACCAATCGGGCTATAATCAGCAATCCACTTCGGCATCATCAAATCATCATTCACAGGTGACGACTCACGAATCTTCTCATAGGTTGCATAAACACTTGGGCGTGACCACTGGGTCACAGCCTGAAGAGGCACATTGCGGCTAGTCCAAATCCAGAACGGAACAATCTGCTTAGCCTTCTCATCAAAACCACTCAGGTCGCTATAATCAAAGTGGTAGCGGCTAACCCTAGCCACAGCCTCATCATACGAGCCACCTTTGCGCAGGGTGTCCAAAGCCATCGGCAAACGCACCATACGCTCAACCGTCTCGTTCGCACGAGCGAACTTCTTGGTAACCCTGTTGTTGATAATCTTCTCAGCCTTAGAGGCTCGCACTGACGGCATCGCCAACTCGTCAGCCAATCCACGCCCAGTTGCCTCGGTGGCACGCCACGCCTCTTCATACAGCGCACGGTCAGCAGCAGGGACATCATCCAACCAGTTCAACGGATTACGCTGAATACGGAACCCAATCTTCGCACCCTCAATAATTTCATCCGTTGGCACACCAGCAACATAATTCATAAATGTTGCCGAAATACCGTTACGCACCAAGAAACCGCCAGTCAAAGTAGCATAAGTCTTGAAGAAACGGTTGTACCACATATATGCCCTGCGCAACTTGCCTGCCTCTGCCTCGGACTTAAGTTTTGCCAAATTAGGCTTCCATGATGCAATCAACTCCTCAGGCACCTGCACACCCAAGCCAGCAATCTCTTCCCAACCTTCTTCTGCTGCCTTAATAAGTTTCCCGAACTCACCCTTCTTCGCCATCATCAGGTTGATACCAGACTCGGTAACTTCTTCATCCAAAGCAGCCAACCGTGCCTCATCCGCATGCAACAACCTAGTCACACGCTCGTATGCTGTCCTCGCTGACGGGTCCTGAAACTGCTCCAACGCTTTAACGGAACGCTCAACCTTGCGCAGCCATGCAGCCGACTGACCACCAGCAGCCCCACGAGCAGGAGCATTCTTAATCAGCGTGCTGAGAGTATCCACATCAGCCTGCAGGACGGCACCAACGGTGTCGTTCCACCTGTTCAAAACATAAGCCTGATTCATCAACATCGGCAACCGCTCTTGGGCGGTTGCTAACTGTGCCTCAGTCTTGGGAATCTTCAGGTCACGATAAATCTTGTCAACCTCACGCTGGAACTTTGCTTCAGCCAACTGCATCTTGCGGTCCAACTTCACCAACTGCTCCTGAGCCTTTTCACGGCTCATGCGCACAGTCTTACCACCAATCCTAATTTCAATAGACTGACCAGCAGCCAACTTCTCTTTAGCCTGCTCAGCAGCCTTAATCCGCTTAGCGGCAGCAGACTTGTAGCCGCCCTTCTGCTTGCCCAACGACTTCAACTCGGCGTTCAGGTCATCAATACCAACAGACTTAGCCTCCAACTGAATAAGTTGTTCGCTGGCGTCAGCCATGCGATTGGCAACATCAAGAGAATCCTGCTCATAGAAACCGTCAAGAATACGGTTAACGAACTGGTTGCCCTGAACCACCTGTGTGGGCGCTGTCACGCCCTCAGCCAACTTGGGTGGAGTCCACACAGGCTGAGTCAACACCGAATACTGTGAAGGGAACTCGTCGCTGGCATGGACAAGGTTCATCGGCAGCAACAAACCATCACGCTCGGTAGAGTAAATCAAGTTACCATAAACATCGTCCATCATCTGCTTCGCCATCTCGTCAGAACCCTCGTAGCCTCGGGTGGCAAGCATACGCATCAAACCTTCTTCAATGTCGGTGAAGGCACCAATGATGGCATCTTCACCAACAACCTCATCAAACTTGGCACGCTTCAAGCGGGTCAAAGTCTGAATCAGTTCAGCCATCTCAGGGTAAGTGTCCAGAAACAGCGGGTCAAACTTTTGTGTAGCCAAATAACTTCTGTAAGCAGCAGAGAACGCTTCGCCAAGTTCTGGCATCTGCGCCAAATCTAACGACCGTGCGATAGATTCACCAATATAATCCGCACCAAAAACCATATTAAAGTCATCTGGCAAACGCATGTCTAACAGGTCATCCTCTGGGATGGCACGGGTAACAATAGTGTCAGGCGAGTTGCGCACCGACTCATCCAACGGTACAGTGTTGAAAATCTTGAAGTTCACAACCTCAGGCGGCAACTCCACAAGGTCGTCCATGCCGCCATACATCAAACCATCTGGCGCATAGGTTGCACGGGCACGAACATCAGCCAACACACCGAACGCAAACGATGATTCTTCAAGGTCAGCCAACTCATCCAAACGGGACTGGATGGCATCAGCGTTTTCGGCGCTGGTGCCCAACTCATCCAACTCTCCACGAATAGTGGCAATACGGTCATTGATAGCACGAACCTCACGGGCAGCAGGAGTACCACGACCAGTCAAAATCTTTTCCGCCAACCACTCTGCGGGCTTACCCTCAAGCGTTTTAGGATTATGATTCGGATACATCTTCGCATAAACCCGACGCAACTCCTGAGTAACAGCATAACGCTCGCTATCACCAGCAGCAATAGCAGCCCTAAGTGAAGTCAACTGCTCAATCAACTCCTGATGCACCACACCAAAATCACCACGGGCATCCACTGTCTTTGTTGAAGCAATCTCCCTAGCCTTCTCAAGGTCATTCACCATTTTGTCAATAGCGGCAATGGTGCGTACTGCCTCAGCGTCAGCCTGAGCAGCACGCTTACGACCACCAGACAGAGTGCGTTCCGCCAAACGGACCGCACGGTCACCCTCATCCTTGATAGACGCAACAGAAACAGATACACGGTCACGCAAACGCTTCTGCGTGGACACAAGCAAGTCGTGAGCCTTGGTCATCCTAGTGACCAAATCTTTATCGGGAATAATCTGTGGGAGAATTGGCTTAATTGCATCAGAACCGAAGTCATACATACGGCGCACATATGCGCCCCGACCCAATGCCTTAGACATGCTGTAGGCGTAGCCGTCAGCAATCGTACTCAGGTCAGTCTCAAACCAATCAAAACCAGCGTTCTTGCGTGAAATCGCATTGATTTCATCAATGCTGCCACTCTGCAAAGTTTCACCCATAAACTCTTCACCAGCACGCAACTTGCGGTACATCAACGGTGCACCAGTTTCAGTCAAGTCAATCGCAGACATATCAGCAGCCTTGAACCAGCCCTTGGATGCCATCCTGCCACTAGCCCAAAAATCCTTTGCATCCTTAGTGATACGGTGATGAATATAATCCTCAACGAATCCAACATCAGCAACATCAACACCATAATCGCTGGCAATCTTGCGGTAAGTGCTATTCACTTGGTCACGCAAAGCGTTCTGCCAGTCACGATAGTTATCGGCAACAGCCTTAGCGGTATCGGAAGCCTGAGCATAAGCAGCAGGATTTTCAACCAACCTATAAATGTTGTCGGCATCCTTATCCAAAGCAGCCTTCAAGGTATTCTGTTCCTCAACAATTTTCTTAGCCTCATTCGCAGCACGAGAATATGCTGTAGCAACAGCACCCTTTGCATACTTCGTTGCCGTCCAGTTAGCAATAGTCGGAACAACCTTCTCCGAACCAGCCGCCAAACCACGACCCAAATAGTTTGCAGCCATCAAACGCTGCGACTTCGGAGTCAAACCAAAAGCAACATCAGGCAAATACTTGAACATTGCGTCACCAACACGGGCACGCACCTCGCCACCAGTAGCCCTCCACGCAGTAGAAACACCTTCGGTTGCTGGAACAACCTTACCAGCGAAACGCAAACCAGTTTCAATGCCCAGAGCCGCACGAACATCTTTTGGAACAGCCGATTCACCGTAACGAAGAATGTCATCCAACACGCCAGCCTCAGCCAACTGAGGGAAACGCTCCAAAGTTTCTTTAGTGCCCAACCGTGCCGTTAATGCCGCACGACCAGCCTTACCCACATAAGCGGTAGGACCAACACCAACATAAGTGGTCGGGTCAGTTGCAATATCAGTACCCAACTGCAAACCGCCATCAAGCCACTTATAACCAGTCTTATATTGCGAATTGCCCTTGTAGATACCCCAGTTTTCGTCGTTGTATTGACGCCACCAATCGCTAACCGAAAAACGATACTTCTTATCTTTTGAGAACGGGTCAACGACAGCATCCGACAACTCAACAGCAGTTGACTGAATAGCACGACCAATCGGGGCAATAACCGTGTTATACGCCTCACCCATCCCGACAATAGGACCACCCACAACTCTTACAGCGGCATCCTTAAGGAAACCAATCAACCCACCACTCTTACGGGCAGGCTGTCCCCGCTGTGCAATCGCCTCAATACTCTTAAATGCTTCCTCACGCTGCTCAGGGCTAAGATTCTTAGCCTGAGCAACACGGGCTATAGCAGAACGCTCAGCATCGGACAGTTCGCCACGCTCAATGTTCGCAGTTGTCTTAGCGCCAGAATACTTGTTTGCATACTTCGCAAAAATATCCTCAAGCGACGCAGAAGGCGGAGCGTTCTTCTTGGGCTTAGGCAGACGAGTAATATCGCCACTATAAATACCACTATAAAACGCTTGCTTTTGCTCAACGGTACCAGACGGGTCTGGCTTTGGTGGGGTTGGGGTCTTAGAAAACGGTGACCGTCTTACTACCATTAGCGACCTTCAATCGTAGAAGCCAAACCAGCGGCTGCCTTTCTGCCAACTTTCTTTACTGCTTCATCAGACTTCGGTTTAGGTTTCGCCTTTGGCTGCTCCTTTTTCGGAACTGGACCAAACTCCTGAGTGGTCTCCATACGCACCTTAGCCGCATCCAATAACGCTTTACGCAACGCCTCTTCAGCAGCAGCAGTGTCTGCAGCCTGCTCCCTAGCCAACTGCGACCTAGCCTCATCAAACTGTGAACGATACGAAGTTTCCAACGCAGGTTGCTGCTGAGCCAAATACTGGCGACCAGCAGCCGCCGCACCAACACCACTGCGACGCAACGCATCCAAATATGATTGCTCAGCCGCACCCGTCTGAGTTGCGGCACGCTCACCCAACTGCTGCAACTGCTGCGACAAAGCCAAATCCAAAGCACGCTGCGACTCAACAGAAGCAGTACCAGCACCCTGAGTACGCAAAGCAGTCAACAACGGATTTTCCTCAATCGGCAAATTAACCAGAGGCACATTCTGATAAGCGGTGCTAGTTGGCAAATACTTTAGAAACTCTGCCTCGGCAGAACCAATCTGTCCACCAGCACTTTCAATGGCATTAGCCAACTGTTGCAAACGCTCAGTCTCACGGTCACTCAACGCCTGCGTTTCGGGAGCATACAGGTCTGCGATACGCTTAAGAGCCGAATCATACTGTCCTCGTGCAGCAGACTCAAACTCACGAGCAGCAGTTTGACCAGCCTTACGACCAAAAATACGCTCCTCAGCAGCCTTCTTATCTGCCGCATCAGCCTTAGCCCTCTTCTTCGCTTCGTCAGCCCTCCACTTTTCAGTAATATACGGGGCATTCACCCGAGCCTCAGCCATCGCTTTGGTTTCTGTAGCCATGGAAGCCAAATTGGCAGAAATATCTTTCTGCCGACGCTTCTCCAAAATCATTGCAGCCTGAGCCTGCGCACGAGCAGTATCTGCTGCGGCGCCACGAGCAGCACCCTCATCAGCGTCCTGAGTGCGAACATAACTACCAGTTTGTGCATTCCAAACCAACCGTGCCATAAACGCTCCTACTGATATCCCTGCAACGACTTCAACGCAGTCGCCGCATTAACAATGTCACGCTGCTTCTGCAAACGCATATCAGCGATATAACGCTCAAGTTCAGCCTGAGATTCAGCCTCTTGCTGAGCAATAGCATTCAACTCCTGCTGCAAACCCTGAGTCTCCTCACCCAAAGTGCGCTGAAACTGTTGAGCATAACGCTCCAAACCAGACCTTTGAATACCGCTGGCAATGTTTGCCCCAGCCAACCCACGACGCCCATATTCCTGCATCTTGGGGCGGAAACCCTCAGTGTATTGCTGACGGATGTCAGCGATACGACGCTGACCCCGCTGCTGACCCAAAAACTGTGCCTGTTGAGCCGCAATAGACCGCAATTTGCGTTGGCGTACGGCAGCAGCCTCAGCCTGCCCATAATCGCCATAATATGCATCAGTCATGCTCATCACTATTACCTGCTTTGTTCCCCATATTTATTGGGTTTTAACGCTTGCATTTTCAATGCAGCGATTTCCTGCTCCATCCGAGCCAACTCCTCCTGAAGGGACACAAAGATGCGCTGAAGCGCATCCTTATCGGTACCAGACAGCACGGACAAAAAGGGAGTGCGCCAAGCCATAACTAGCCTTTAACCCGACGAGGCTGGAACTTGTAGCCGATAGAGTCCAGACCCCAAGACGACCCTGATGGACCATTAAACTGTAACTGCACTGTCCTCGCCAAACCAAGGTTTTTACCAGTTACCACAGTGGAACTGATAGCGTCCTGAGACCAGTTCTGTCCCCAAGTTCCAGAACCCCAAACCATTCCGCCACTAGGCGGACTCAAAGTAATGGTGAAGGTCCGTTTCTCATTTCCTTCCGCCTCATCAAAATTGTGATAAACATCAACAACAATATTCTGGGTGACATTAGATTCCTTCAAAACAATATCAGGGCGACGAAACATTTTCTTCTGCATATACGAGCCACCATCAAACCATTTGGTACGATAGTACGATTCAAAAGATTGGGTGGTACCATAAATATTGTCGGTGGCAACACCAAAGTTGTCCACCGAAACAACACATGGCTCAATAGGGTGAATCATCAAACGGAACTCGTTGCCAGTGGAATCACGGAAATCTGTTCCAGCAATCAAACCATAATTGTCGGCAGTTTGGAACTGCATCCAAGCACCACGACCAATCGTAGGGTCATAAACAAAGTTCATAGTTGGGTCGGTAACAGTTGTGGTTTCCGAATAAGGTAAAGATAGCCATACACGCCTACCGACATAGGTGACAGTTACAGCCTCTCCAGCAACAGTATTTACATAACCCAAATCAAGCATTGGGCGAAGATTCTCAAACACATCAACCAAAGTTGAACCATCATAAAAATATAGACCCTTAGATGGGTAATAAAAATAGACGCCAGTTTCAGACGCAGCCATCTGATGGTGGTCGGAACATCCAACATTGGATGTCAGTTCAACAATCTGAAAGTTTGTGTCATCATAACCAAACAGCACATAGATTGCTCGTGGCTTAAAAATAACCAACTGTCCAGCAACAACCATCATACCAGTAATGCCATCACCACCGCCGTTGATGTCAATGTAGTCATCTGACGCCCAGTTTTCTGGGGTGTTTTCCAAAGACCAACGAAGTCGGTTCGGATAGCGAACCGACACTTCGGTTGTGTTCGCCGCAAACAACTTGTTGGCATGGACAATAAGGTGCTCAGAGGTTGGCATTTTTCTGGAGGCATCAGGAGTTGCCTGCCAAGCGTTCGGGTTGCTGCCACTTTCTGTTAACTGTGTCGCATAGGTGCTGGTTGTATTCCAAACATAACCACCAGAACCATTGGAACCAGTGTTCATATATAGGCTTTTGCCCCACTGAACCATACACGCACCATGCGGGCTGGTAACAGTAATGGGGGTGGAAGCAGCAGACTCCAACAAACTAAAGTTTCCACCAGTTGACTTATAAATCCTAGTGGCTGTTGTCAACATAATTGTAGGGGTGTCACCAGAAAACGAATACAGTTTTTGAGGGGTCCATGTCCCCGCAACATCTGTACTGTTGATGCGTGTGATGCCGCCACGGCTGAACACGCCACCACGAGGGTCAATCTCAACATTCAGCATTCTTGGAGATTCGTTGTCTGCCAACTGAAACTGGTCGGCACGAAAGTTTAATCCGCCAGTAAAATCCTTTTGCTCAAAAATCCTGAGAGACGACACGGGTTATTGCCCCAGCGTCTTACCGAGATTCTGCAACCAGCCCTGATAAGTCGGACGACCCTTAGTGCGACCAGCAGACAACACCATATGCGCATGGCTGGAAGGCTTCAAAATTGCTTCCTTAGCCAACAACACACCCTCATCAAACGCACGCTTATATTCACTAGCCATCACAGAATCTTCAAGACGCTGATACACACGGCTACACGCATAATACGCCAACGGGAAATGCAAGTTCGGAGACGCATCCACATCACCCTCAGAAGTAATCCAATCAATAGGCTCACGATAACCACGCACCGTCAAAGTCCGAACATTGTTCGGCTTCGGATACAAATGAATCTTGCCTTCCCAAATCGCATAAAACAATGGGTCACCAGCAATATCATTAGACCCAATATAAGTGCGCTCAGCCTCATCGTAACCAATCATGTCCAAACGCAAACCCAACCCAGTCGGGTCCACAATAGACACAACCTCGCTGATAGGGTCACCAGTAAAGTTGGAAATCGTATAGGCACGCTGGTTTGTAATCGTGTTAAAAGTAAACGATTTTTCCAAGAAAGTCCAACGCTTCTCAGTGTCCAAAATACGGTAGTAACCGTCCCGAATATATAGGTTCAGCAACGAATCGGGAAGGTCATCCGAATCCAAATCGGTAATGTCCCGAACTGTCTGCCGCAAATCGGCACCCGTCATCTTCACATAAGCCATTACTCAGCCACCTCTACCGACTCCGACTTGAGTCGCTTCATATGCCCAGCACAGAACTTTTGTCCACGCACCTTGTTGGCACCACAAGTATCGTCATTTCCTTCGCACTTATCTCCACGACCCAAATATGGGGCGCTAGGAGGTGCTATGTGGGCATCCGCAATAGCGGCTGCCCGATACCCAGTAACAGGGCTTCCATAATAGGCTCCAGCAAGGACAGAATTGTTGTTCATCACAAATACAGGGAATGTTCCCCAAAAACCGCTATTTGGTGACCATGCGGGCAAAGGCACGCAGCAGGTCGTCAACCGAACCAGCCGCAGCCTTTGTTGCCTTAGCACCAGCCTTCACACCCTTGCCGATTTTCCCGACAGGAGCAAAGTTTGCTGCCATCCAACCCCAATCCGCAGGTTTGCCTTTTCCTTCAGCAATGTTGGTTGCTTCGGTTAAAGGGAATGCAATATCGGCTGCAGCCTTCATGGCTGCATACGATTTGTCTCCAGCCTTAGCAGCCTTCTTAGATGTTTTATTGACCATATTGGTCATCATCTGAGCATACGGGTTGGTGCTAGTTTGTTTCATTTTACCCTGCAGGATGTCCAGCAAATCCTGAATGTCCACTTCTAGTAGTCACCCTTGCTGTTACGCATGACATAATCCTTATATTCCCTCGTCATGCTACCCTTTTTGGTGTAAACCTTCTTAGAAGGAAACTTCGGGTCGGGGATATCGTTCTTAGCCTTGGATACCTTTTTGGTAACCTTCTTGGCGGCTTTCTTGCCACCCCTCATCGCATCATAGGCTTCCTTGGCAATCTTACCAAGGTCATCAAGTCCCTGCTTCTTTGGCATTATAAACTCCTTATAAAATGGGAATGGTGGGGGGCTTCAACCCCCCACCATTCACTCAGTTGTTCCTAAGGCTAATTAAGCAGTCTTAGCGGTCAACTTACCCTGCTTAGCCGCATTGCGGCAGGTCAGGTTACCGTAGCACATGATGAGCGCATAACGAGCATCAAGGTTCTCAGGGCGGACAAATTCCGTCTGAGCGAACCACTTGCCCGAGTGACCCACCAGAGTCAGGTACTTGCTGTTGAGGAAGTACACAACGCCTGCGGTGCAGTGCGTGTCATACACAACAGGAGCAGCCTTAAACAGCAGGTTCTGGAATCCAGCATCTGCAGTCTTGGTGTCCGTGTAACGGAGTTGCGGCTGAAGCAGCGACTCGTACTTCTCGTACAGGGTCTGGGTGGTCAACACCATGTCTGGGTGGTCATTACCAACCGACACGCTGTTGTACGCCGTTGCCATCTGAGCGAGGGTCAAAGCACCAGCGGTGTTCTCCTCGTACGAACGCCAGTATTCGTTGCCAGCGGTTGCACGGTTAATGCCACCGACGGTTCCCGAAGCCTCAACGATGTTGCCGAGACCGTTCCAGTTCTTGCCGCTGTTGCCAGTGCCGTCACCGTAGAACATCGTGTTGAAACCTTCACGCATGGACTCTTCAGCCTGCATGATTTTGGCTTCCAACAGGTTGATGATTTCCTGTTCACCGTTGTTCTTAGCCTCTTCAATACCCGAGATGGCGATGGATGCAGCGTACTGCTTCCAGTCGTACTCGGCAGCCGTGAGACCAGTCTGCGCCGTAAGCGAGATGGTGTCGTAGCCGCTGTACGAAGCAACTGTGCTGTTCTGACCGTAGATGAGCGGTTCAACAATCTTCGTGCCGCCGTTGAGCATGCGAATGCGACCCTTATCCTGAAGGAAATAGGTCAACGGGCGAGCAGTGAAAATGTTGTCAGTCAACTGGTCACGGTAATTTGCGAGCGTTGTTGAAAGCAACGCATCAAAGTTTGGGTTAGACATGATTACTCCTAAAAGTAACTAGAAATGAATGGGTTTAATTTGCGCCCATTTGACGCTTTGCAGCAGCCCAAGCCTCAGCGACGCTAGTGACAGGCTCAAAAGAATCGTTCGTGGTTGAGGCAGTAGCCGAAGCACCACCAGAAACCACAGCCGCAGCCCTTTTGGCATCCAGAACAGCATTATCCTGCTGCTCCACATGCTGTTTAGCCTGTGACTCCAATTCCATCTTACGCATCATTCTATCAAACGCAATCTGCTTGTATGTGCCTTCAAGGTCCGTGGACCCCACCTTCAAAGCATGGGTAACCACTTCGCTCACATCAAAATCCTGATACCGAGACTGCAACCGTTGAATCTCTCGCTCAATTTGCTGCTGATTCTGGTATTCCTCAAACGAAGCAATCCGCTGGTCCAGTTCACGATACTTCTGTTCCGTAGGGTCCAGAGAATCAAACTCATCAGCGTCAGCAACCATATCAGCAGCAGCCTGACGGCTGATGCCATAATGCTTGCTCAGCAAATCAATAGTTGCGGCAGGGTCCCTGTCCAACGCTGTCTGGAGTGCAGAAGCAAATTGGAACTGTTCACGCTGCTGGGCAAGTTCTTGAGTCTTACGGGTATAATCCGATTGACGCTGATAACCAGCAATAGCCTCGCTTAACGGAACTTGCAGTTCCTCCCCATCCAACTTGACAGGCACACGATAACTCGCATACTCGTCAACACTCAGAATGGGTGTATCGGGGGCATTTGAAACGCTTTCCGTAACGGGTGACCCAGAGGGTTCCACGGCTGGCGTGTTTACGACTTCATCAGTCATTATGTTGTATTCTCCTAGAGTCCTAGATGGTTGCTCTATATATGAGCAACCCTGTTCCCTAGGTTAAAGTCCGAGTGGTATTTCCGTCGGATTCGTTGGGCTAGGAGCAGCGGGGACAGGAGGTTGAGGTGCAGGAGCGCCCTGCGGAAGTCCCATCTCAGGTCCCATTGGTTGCTGCGGTTGTGGCTCCAACATAAACTCGTCTGGGTTTTTCACACCGAAACCAAACTGCAACACATAGGCTGCCAAACGGGGCATATCCACAATTCCTTGAGCCACAAACGGTGCCATTGCATCCACCATCTGGAGTGCCATCTGACGGCGGAACGACTCGTTCACAGGCTGGGTGGAGCCAGCGGCGACTTCAAAGTCAAAGTCGCCTTCCAGATAGTCACGGTCAAATTGAATCCAAATAGGTTCCCCGTCCTTGCCAGTGATTCGTGCTGCTTGCTCTTGGGTCATAAACTGGCGTGCCAACGCCACCATACGACGACCAACCTCAGCGATGGCATGTTCAACCATAGCCAACTTATCCGAGGTGCGAGCGTTAGCCGCATCTTGCAGCAAACCAACTTCGGTTGCCGAGCGACGAATCTCCGAAACGGCTCCACGCTGGAACTCAGACACACCCGAAATACGGTCAATGTCACCGATAATTGTGTTAGACTGATTATAAAACTCTGGTGGGTTAATAACAGCAGGGAATGCGGAGACGACGCCGCCAAGCGGCTCGTCCGACATTACAGGAACCATCACATTGTCCTCATCCGACTCCAAAGCCGTACGACCCAACTGGTCAAACGCCGATTCCTTGTAAAGATACTTGCGTGAGAACTTCTTGCGGTGGTTCATCATCTGCGTACGAGTCTCGTTCAGTTCCTTCTGAAGAGCCTCAATAGCCTCAAGGTCGCCAATCGGATAAAACTCGTCAGGCACATCATAGTTCCTGAGCATCGTAAACGGATGACCAAACGAATATGGCATCGGCATGGGCTTCACCAAAAACATGTCGGACCCCTCGCAGAACACCGACATTTTTTTGCCGACAACATCGTAGAACTCCCAGATTTCGGCGTAGCCCTGATTCTTGTCATTAATCTTTTTGCGTGACGGGTCATCGGCATAACGGCTAATAGCCATAACCGAAACCTTTTCACGGGCAGCCTTAGAGTAGCGCTTATCGCTACGGACCTCGCTAATTGGTCGGCGGATACGCTGCGCAATCCATTTGACATCCTTCATACTGGTTGCATCTGGGTCAACAAACACATCCATCGGACTGACACGCTCAGCAAACGGACTATCTTCAACCACAACAGTCGTAGAAGTCACCTCGCCGCCTTCGGCGTCGGGGTCATTAATGTCATCCTCTTCACCGACCATTTCTTCCTCAACAAAACGGTAGCCGCTCTTAATCCAGCCGTGACCCATAATCAGTGAGTCTTTGACCGCACGACGGAACTCGGTACGAATATCCTTGTAACGCCACCAATAGTTTACGACAGCCTCAGCAATGACAGCATTAGCAGCATTATCGGGATTGACCGAATTAACGGTAATCTTCGGAAAGTTTACCGACACCGACGGTGAAATAACATTCACCGACGAGAAAGCCACATTGACCAGAATCCTGTCCTCGTTGCGATAGTCGTCAAACTGGTAGCCACGGTACATGTCCCGCATACGCTTCCAAGTAGCGTCATACCCCTCATCCTTACGCCAACGCTTGGACGCTTCCAAGCGTTGCTTATATTGCTTCAGGTAATCTGCTGCGGACTTCTTAGCCATTATTTGTCCTTTTGTCCTTCATGCCAACCAATATGGTTGTCCAACTTAGTTCCTATTGCATCAACTTTTCTGCCAATCATTCGTAGAAGAATCTGTCCTTCTGCGTGTTGGTCGGTATTTTCTTTGCGAAGTTTTTGTAAAACCACCACGACGGGTCCCATGATGATTGCGACAATGATTGGGACCCATATGGATGAAAACATGATTCATTACATCCAGTTTGTAACGGGTTCGGCGTTGTACCCATTAATCGCAGCCTGCTCAACAGTTTGGCGCTGACGCTCACGAACAGTAGGACCATGAAAATCTTCTTGACCATGAGTGAACCCCAATCTAATGGTTTTGACATGGCATTTGAAGCACACCTCGCCACGGCGAGGAAGTTCGTCCGATTGGAACGATTTTGAGCAGTGAACGCAAGTGAAATCCATACATAGATACCAATACTGTTCCCAAACCCTAGAAGGGTGTCCGTTTTCGCACATTATGGGCGCCAATCGGTACCCGATTGTCGCCATAGGGGTCAAACATGTGCTGCTCCCACCACAAAAGACTGTTTTTCGGCGCAGACAAATCCGCACGATACTCAGGAAGCCACACATACTTCAACATCTGATTGGCAATAGCCAACGACATTACACGGTCGTCGTGTGGAGAACCACCCATCTTGCCGTTCTCCTTGCGGACATAGGTCCGCAACTCGGCAATCGTACGGGCACAATACACCTCCAACGAACCATCCCTGAGGGCGCCAGCCAACTCGTCAATCGCCAACGGTTTAGTAGAAGCCGTGGTACGCCAACCCAAAATATCGGTTTGCTCAGGGCGCACATGCGCCAAACGACGCTGCTTATACAGATTCTTATAACCATGCTTTTGGGCAGCCTTCAAGGTGGTCAAACCGTGGTTGTTGTTCTCAATCCCAACCAAAGCAGTGTTATACCACCAACCAAGTTCAGCCAACAATTCACCAAATGTGTCTGGTTCAATGTGTCCATGCCAATGTGCGACAATAATGCCATTTCTGGCATCAATCATATGGGCAGAACTATAGTCACCATGAGACAAACCTTCTGCCACATCCGCTGCCATCACATAAATACCTTCAGATTCAGGGAACTGCCACACACTCAGTTCTCCATCCTCGGCATGGCGGAACTCGCCATTGCCGTCCGAAAACAAATGGTAAAAACCTCGTTCTGGTTCAATGGTCGGCATTTCGTCCAACATATCAATGTTGAACACTGGGTTACCTGACTTAATGAACGCTTCTTCTGGGAAGCGTGGATACTCTTGATGCATCTGCCAAGGTTGCATGTTCGCAGACTTGGCGGTGTACCAATCTTCGTCACGCTCACCATCAGCATCCCATGGGAAAAAGATTCCTTTGAACTTGTTGGCACCCGTCTGGGAGCCAACCCACAGTTGATGATAAAAGTTTCCCGAACCATTAGCGGTGGACAAACCGATAACACGACCTCCGACATCCGTAATAGGCTCAATGGACGCCCATGCTTCTTCAGGGTTGGGCAAGAACGCCCACTCGTCCACAATCACCAAATATACGGACTCACCTCGGGCAGGGTCGCTACCTGATGGCAACGACTCAACTGATGACTCGTTATTAAACACCATCTTCAACTGGTGGTCCGTGACTTGTGACGGTCCACGCTCCTTCATCCATACAGGCAAGAAACGGTAACCATATTTACTTTTAGCGAGCAGTTTCGCTGCTTCACGCTCGGTTCGGGACAACATAATGATGTAACGGTCTGAGGCAAAAAATACAAGCCAGAACGCATAGGCGGCAGCCAAGGTGCTGAACCCAATCTGGCGTGCCTTTAGAACAATAGTGTACCGTTCAGACATCCATGACCGCATCGTTTCAATCTGAGCGGCACGCATCTGAAACTTGATACGCCCTTTCTCAGGATGTTTGATGTACCAATAGTTTTCACAAAAATATGTGAATGCTTCTAGTTGCTGTTCAAGAGTGGCGTTTTCGGGTCCCCGACATTTCCGCCATTCTTTTTCGTTCAATAAAGCATTTAAGTCCAAGGTTTTCCACCCCACGGAATCCAGCCGTCACCATAATGTGATTCGGCATAATCAAATATAGCCATAAACGCCTTAGCGTTTGTCATCGGATTAAACAAGTCATCACAGTCCTTAACAATTCCCCAAGACTGAAGGACACCACGCTTAAAGTAACGGTTCGGTTTACACCAGTAAGAGTTAATCTGGAACAAACCATAGGAACCACCCATCGGGTCATATGGGTTGAACGCCACCTGACGGCAGCGTGACTCACGCCACATCACATAATCCACATGACGAACAGTTGCATCATCAGATGTTGACGCAACCAACTTGGACAACTCCCAACGATGGTCACACCTCAAATCCCTAGGGGCAGCAGATACTGGAGTCGCCAGCGACATCCAAAACAAGATAGCACAAACCACAAGTTTCTTCATATCACCATCCTAGTCGGTCATAGACCGACATACAACTAGGCTGACTTAAAAGCCACTACCGCTTCAGGAATCTGATTACCAGCAACATAACGCAAATGCCATGGCTCCTCAGGAACAACTTCCCACGAGAATCCAAAACGCCCAGCGTTATCAAACAACCACTTTAAGCGGTCACCATTAGCATTAGCCACATCAACAGCCAACCCCAACATATGCTTAGAACAAGTCTTAGGGTCATCATTAGGTGCAGCCAACGGAGCATTACCCTTTTTCAGGTACCACTTCTCACCGTTCCAAGTACGAGTAGAAGCCCCAGCAATCGGTTCCTTCTGATAGCGTTGCAGAAAGCCAGCCTTCTGCTGAGCGATACTGCGGAACTGGTCCCCAATACTACTGGGCTTCAACACAACACCATCAACCTTGGCGGCGGCAACCATCGCATCCCAAGCGTCAGCAGCACACAACTCCATCATGCCACCACTAACAGTTTTCCTTAGAATGTCCTTGCCAACCTCACTTGGCTTCTTCCCCTTCAGATGCTTACACATCTTAACAGGAACAATGGGCAACTTCATTATTTGGCGGCAGCCTTCTTCGCCGCCTTCTTGACGGTCAACGGCTTCTTCTGTGCAGCCTTAGCACCAATAAACGATGCAATAGTCGGGTCACCGACCTTAGTGGACAGTTGCGCCAACAGCGCAGCCACCAACGGGCTAAGCGCAATCAAAATGCTGGTATCAACACCAGCCTTAACGCCCAAAGCAAACAGCACACCAATAAGACCACCCTTAGCGGACTGGTCAAGATTCTGGCTACGGTTCATTTTTCTCCTTAAGGTAAACCCCAGCCAAATGAACAGCCAGAGCGATTATGGATATTTGTACCCCTAGGGTACGAGTCCTACCAGACAAAGTGATTAACACCAGTCCTGTTCCAGCCAAGGTCCAAGCCAGACCATGGATTTCGGATAGGAACTTCTTCATACATTTGGGCTAATTGTTCCTTCTGGAAGCCCCCACAGCCGCCAACCCTGTCCCCGCAGCCACAGCAATCAAAGTACGGCGGGTCTCCACGGGAACCGTGGAACCCAAAGGAACATAATCATCAAAACCAGCACCAAACACATCCACGGACTCCTCAAACGCCTCACGAACCTCAGTTGGGGCATCCTGAACGGCTTCCACAATAGCCTCAATCTCGGCGTTATCTAATTCGGTAACATCCAGATTCTGAAATACTTGTTCGGCTTGAGAAAAACTAAGAACCCCAACGGACATAATCGCTTGGGGAACAACAGTTGTAGTAGGTGATGCTACCGATGTTGTTGTTTCTTCTGGGACTGTCGTCAATGTGGTGGATGTCGTACTTGATGGCTTTGGTACCGTTGTCACGGCAACCGTGGCTTGTGTCGTTGACGGTAATGTTGATGGCGCCACTGTTGTTGTTGTTGTCTCAACTATAGTCGTACTAGTGCTAGTTGTCGTTGTCTCGTAAGTCGGAGGTGGAACCCACGGCGCTGCCGTGGTTACTGTAGTCGTAACCATTGATGAAGAAGTCGTTGTTTCGGCAGGGACAGTCGTTGTCGGAACACCAGTAGTACTGGTCGGAACTGTAGTCGTGGACTCGGTAGTGGTGACCCATGTCTCCTCCGTAGTGGGAACAGAACTGCTAGTGGATGTAGTCGTTTCAAGATAGGTGGTTGTAGTTGTTTGAATCGTTGTTGGTGATGGAATACCATAAGACCACAAGTAAGGCTCGTCGGGGCTTCCGTCTCTCCAAGCCAAACAGTCCGTCCAAGATGGATAATATCCCTGCTCGTAATGCTCTATTGGTTGCAGCATCGTCCAGTTATCCGTGTTGGATGCCCAGCAAGTCCAAACATTGTAACTAGCGTCCGCTTTAGCGGATGTACCAAATAATGCCAGTGTGGCGGCTGGTATAAAAACCAGCCAGCGACTAGCCGAAAAGTGCTGCGACCTCATCGGCTGTCAAACCTAACTTATCAAGGGCGGCTTGGCGTGTGGCTTCCTTAGCAGCGGAAGCAGCAACCTGTGCCTGCCATTCGGCTTGGTCCTTGGAGCGTTGTTCGGTTTCGGCTTTGGTGTATTTTCTTGTTACTACTTCACCCGTGCTTGCATCTACTTCAATTATGTCTGTCATATCAAACCTAACTATTTGAGTATCCGTAAACACGGATAGTTCCAGTAAAACTGGTTCCAGCGGTTGAAAAGGTTATTCCGTCAAACTGGGTGCTACCATCATGGACACCGTTTGTTCTATAGCCCCACAAGTTTCCTGCGCTATCTGCTCCGCTTGCCGTAATTGAGGCTGTAGTTTTCATTGCTGTTTGTGGATTATGTATTTCTAATTCAATAAAATAATCTTTGTATGTCGGGTCAATGGCACTTGTCCACCAAAGACCGTTTCCTCCAGTGCTTAAACTTGCGCCAACATTGGTGCTATACCAATACAGTCTTGCCGTAGCATATTGTGTTGTTGCGTCTGTGCCAGATGCCCTTAAGCGAGTTGAAAACGCAGCATCCGCTCCAACCGAGTTGGTCAAATTGATAATGACCTTATAGTTTTCATAGGTGCTGGTAAAACAGTTGTTTATAGAAACACTAGAAACCGCTGATGGACTGGCTGTTGCAACAAGTTGCAAACTGTTTTGCGATACCCAAGCCGACCCGTTGTACGCCGCCAAACGGTTCGTATCAGTCTCAAAAATAAGTTGACCAACATAAGGGACAGCAGGACGAGTACTACTAGTGACCACACCAGCCTTAATTACCGACGCTGCACCAAGAACAGAACTAAGAGGCATTACACTTCCTCAGCAGGAACCTCAGGGGCAACAGGAGCAGTGAAGTCCTGTGCGGCTTCATCATAGGTGAAGCCGACACCAGCATAAGTTTTGCCTTCGGTGTCAAAAAAGGTTTCCACCCAACGCCCCTGATAACGCTCAGGATTTGCCTCAAGGAACTCCCGTGTCACCACAGCAACATGGACAAC